CGTGGTGACAGCATCCCGGATGGCGGTCATGGCCTGCACGATCATGGGAGCGGCGGTCTCGACGATGTCGGCGCCCAGCTCCTTCATCATGTTCATGTTGGTCTGCATCTGGTCCAATGGATCCAGGGTCTCGTCGAAGGTCGAGCCGACGTTACCGGCAAAGTCCTGCATCGATGTCCCCAGCTCGTCGAAGGACAGGCGTCCTTCCATGCAGGCGTCTGCGATCGCGGGCCCGGCCTTCGCGCCGAACAGCTCTGTGGCTGCGGCATAGGCTTCGGCCTTGTTGGAGCCGTCGCTCATTTTATCCTGCAGCTGCTGCAGGGCCTCATTCGCCGGGATGCCTTCTTTTGTGGCGTTCTGGAGCGCCTTCTTCAGACCGGTGATCGCTGTTCCTGCGTCGACACCGTTTTTGTCCATGTTCGCGAGGAACATGGCAGAGTCAGAGAAGCTCAGGCCCGCCTCATCCAGCGCCGTCTTGTTGGTCTTGAGCATGTCGCTCAGTTTGTCGACGCTGATGCCGGTGTCCTGCCCTGCCTTGTTCATGGTATCGAGCACCAGGGAGGCGTCTTCTGCCTCGATTCCCCATGCGGCCATAGCCGACTGTACGGAGTCAATGGAGGACGAGACGTCGGTGTCGTTGAGCTGCGCAAATTTTACGAAATCGCCGGACAGGCTCTGCAGAGCGTCGCCCGTGAGTCCGAATCTGGTATTTACTTCGCCTACGGCGTCGGCAGCTGTCTGGAAGTCCGTCGGGATGGTCGTGGCGATGTCCTTGGCGCGCTGCTGCATGTCCTCCAGAGCCTCGCCGGACGCGCCGGTCTTGGTGGTGATGGTGTCCATGGCTTCGTCGACTTCTTTCCACGCCGCCACGGACGCGGCTCCCACTGCCGCGATCGGAGCGGTGACCCCCTTGGTCAGGGCTTCGCCCGCTCCTTTGATCTTGCCTCCCGCTGCCTCTATCTTGCTTCCGACTTCCTCGACCTTCTTTCCGGCCTCCTGCATGGATGCCTGGAAAGGTGTCGGGAGCTTCTTCACATCTTCCTGGAATTTCTTCAGGGCCTCCTCGTCGGCGATGATCTGCCGTTCCAGAGCTTTTGCCGCCTCGGAGCTTTTGTCGAACCCTTCCGTGTTCTTCATCTGCTCCAGGACTTCCTTCTCCCTCTGCAGCTTTTCCTTCGTGCCTTCGATGGAGGTGTTCAGGTACTCCTGCTTCTGCTTCAGTAGATCTACGTTCGAAGGGTCCAGCTTCAGGAGCCTGTCGACATCCTTGAGGCCTCTGCCGGCCTCGCTCAGAGACTTGTTTACTTCCTTCAGCGAATCGTCCAGCTTCGTGACGTCGCCGTTGATCTCTATGGTGATTCCCTTTGTACGGCTTGCCATGTCAGCCTCCTACGAATTCCCTGAATTGTGCCTGCGTCGCTTTCTTAGGATAGTCGACAGTGTCATTCCCGGACTCGATCATCATGTCCATGACCATGCCGTACTCCATCATGTCGAGCTCCTCGAGGAGCAGGCCCATCTGCTTGCACCGGAGCAGGTAGGTCGGTGTCAGGATTTCCCGGACGGTGGGCTCATATTTTTTTTTGAGCCTGCGACCTGTACCGCTCCTCCGAACCAGAGATCTACGATCTCCGGCAGGATCTGATAAATCGAAAAAGTATTCATGTCGTCGATCCAGTCCCAGGCATCCGGGTACTTTTCCCGGAACGCCCGCTGCTCGTCCGACACGCGGGGCGAAGGTGAGAGTGCCTGATAGGCAAAGGTGTAGGACACCCTCACGAAGGTCTCGTAGTCTTCAATGTCGAAGAACTGCTTTTTCTCTTCGCCCTCTGCCGCCTCGTTCTCTTCGCCCTCTGCCGCCTCGTTCTCTTCGCTTTCCTTCGCGCGGTCGTTTGCGCTCCTCAGGGCGTCCATATCGCGCATGAAGTCGCGCCCCGGGAAGAGGCGGTTGTACTGTATAGGCGAAAAGGCGGAGGCGCGAAATGCCGCGCTCCTGCCTTCTTCGATCTGGATCACCTTTTCCATGTGATTCTCCTTTTATGCGTTGCTGATACCTGGCAGGCAGACCTTTGAGAACCACTGGTTGTACGTAGCAGCGTTCGCGCTCTTTGTGATGCCGCCGCGTACGATGTTCTTCTCTACGCCGTTGATGATGCAGGGAAGAGGGGATGCCTGGACGGAAAGAGATTCCGTGTCGGGTTCGCGCATGTTGTCCTTGTTCTCGCCAGTCTGGTTCGGCCTGGATGCCGTGCAGTTGTAGTAGATAAAGCGAATGCCTTCCGTGTCGCCCTTGAATTCGCCCATGAGCGCGAAGGGGTCAGGCGTCGCGTCCGCGTCCTCGTACTGGATGCCGGTCGTGATATCCGCAGTCTCCGCGAGGCAGTCCTGGCGGAACTGATCGGAGATCTTCACGAAGTTCAGAGTTCCGGTGTATCCGTTGTTGGACGCGATGATGATGTAGTCAATTCCATCTGCCCGGATCTTGGAGATGTCGCCCTCTGCCTGCATGTCGATGGACTGCAGGCCGGGCTCCTGGCGTATCCGCGTCTCGTCGAACGTGATCGAGCCGTCGGCGTTCCTCGTTCCGGGGCAGTAGTAGCAGTTCTTCACGTCGTACCTGTATTTGTTAGGCATGTTTATACCTCCATGGTGTACTCGGTAAAATAAAGCCCGAGCTCGTCGTCGTAGTTTTTAGTCGCGTTGAAGCGGTCGAAAGCCTCTGCGAGGGCATCCTCGAAGCGCCTGCCGTCGGCTGTATGCGTTTCGACGTCCTCATTGGTATCTGTGTAGAGGTAGATGCTCAGGCGCTCCCAGAGGACGTAATCGATGCCGTCAGCACGAAGCGAGCGCTTCTGTGTCCCCCATTCCAGGAACGGAGGCTCAAGCGTCTCGATCTTGTCCCGGCTGATATGGTCCGGGTGGTCCGGATCGAAGTAGATGCCGAAGCCCTCGATCTTCTCCCGAATCTCGTTTCTGGTCATGTCTTGCCCATCTCCTTATCGATCTCTGCCAGAAGGTTCTCTTCGAACGCCTTCTCAACCTCTGCGTCTGGCGGGATGTGAGGGAATGCCCTTGTCCTGGTCTTGTTCTTCCGGAAGAATTCCGCGCCGGTGATCTCGTGGCCGTCCTGGAGCAGGTGAGGGAGTCCCGGTTTTTTCTTCTGGTAGATCTCCCTTCCGTATGCTCCGACTCTCTCGCTGGTCTTTCTGGAGGCCCAGCTTTTGGCATATACGCCGGTCTTCTTCGGGGACTTTTGTCTTGTCTCCTGCAGGGTCTCCTTGGAGGTCTTGTCGACAGCCGTTTCGAGCGCCGTGATCGACGCGATCCTGACTGCCTCCAGAGACTTCTGTACGGCCTCCTGCAGCTCTCCTGCTGTCTGGATCTTCACGTCAGCCATTTGACCGCCTCCTGTATGCGACCTGAGCCGCCGAGAGTGAAACCAGAAGAGACACCGGCCTGGTGTCTTTCCTGTCTACCTGTTTGACCTCGTACTGGGTGCCGTCGGAGTCGACAAAGATGTCGCCTTCCGTGATCTGCGTCCGTTCCGGGACGAGGAGTGCGCGCTTTATCTGGGTGCCGGCAATCATCGCCTCCCAATATCGGTACATACCGACCGTATAGTCCGCGTAGTGGATGATTTCCTGCTTCGCCTTTACCAGGCGCCTGTCCGATACTTCCCACGAAGTCCCCCAGCCGTCCGTGTAGGTCTGCAGATTAGTCGCCTTCGGTTTCAGCATCGCCCTCTGCCTCCGTGTATCCCTTTGCGGCCGCCCATGTCCGGATATCGTACTCGGATTTGATCTCCACGATATCCTGGGCAAAATCCGTCAGGAATGTCTCTGCGGCTCCGGCCTCTGCCCGCATGACATAGTCGCACAGGAGTTGCCCGCACCTCGTTCCCGGTTCGCAGTCCGCATCCGGATCCGCGTAGCGGTTGAGCAGTTCTTTGCCTGCTGCGCCCTCTGCGCGGATCCTCGCTTCCGTGTCTTCGTCCGGCGTGTAGGTGACATGCAGAGCCCGAAGAAGCATTTTGTAAATTGTTTCTGTAACCGCCATCATGTCACCTCCGCTTCATGCTTATGTTTCTGCAGTCAGGTCAGCTTTATGCCTGCTCCTTGGTCTTCACAGTCCCCTTGACCTTGACGGGGGTCGCATAGTCTTCGATGTTGGAGATATCAAGATTCAGGAAGCTGGTGTTGTCCACGGGGCGGCCATTGCCGTACACCCTCGTGGTGTAGACACGGTTGTCCTGGAGGAACTGGTTTTCGTCGGAGTACTCGATGATTCCGGACTGGCCGCCGTTGATGGCCGCGAAGTAGTTGTCTGCAATGCCCGCCTTTGCGGTTCCGGCTGCCACGAAGGGAGAGGCCACAACCTTTGTCGGGAAGGCTCTGTCTATCATGTTCTGGATGCCGGCGGTGGTGATCACCTGCATTGCAGGGCGGATCTTCTTGATGTAGTCGACAGGGTTGACGACCATGAGGAGCTCTGTCAGGTTGCGGTAATCGCCGTTGCCGTCCAGGAGCAGGTTGTCTGCGACAGCGTCGCGATACTCGTCCCATGTGGTGATGACAACCGCAGTCTTCTCGGAATACTTGCCGCCGGTCTGCTGGGAAACATCGAATGCGAGTCCAGTGAACTGGCCGTCGCCGTCGCCCTGTACGATGGACTTCTCCAGGCCGTACGCAACCGTCTCAGAGAGGATATTGCGGATGTAGGCGTCTACCCACATAGGCGCAAATCCAAAGTTGAAGCGGACGAAGTCCT